TGCGCTAGGGGGCGATACAAAGTCGGCATTAGCAATTCTTCAAAATGTACACGGGTGGGCAAGTGCTAAGGAACAGAATAAGGTGGCGTTTGGCATCACTAACGCGGACGGCACGGCGGCAAGCCTTGTTATAGGGTGGGAGTCATGAAGGTTGTCATTCCCTACAAGCCAAGAGATGTATTTAAGCCGTTGCACTCTAGAAAAGAAAGATGGGCAGTTGTGGTCGCTCACAGAAGGGCGGGCAAGTCGGTAGCGTGTATTAATGAATTGATAAAATGTGCTTGTACAGACTCTAGTGGGGATGGTAGGTATGCCTACATCTGCCCATACTACTCACAGGCAAAACAAGTTATCTGGGATTACTGTAAGACGTTTACAAAACCCATACCCAACATAAAGGTGAACGAAAGTGAATTACGACTCGATTTTCCAAACGGGGCGCGTATTCAGTTATTTGGTGCTGACAATCCTGACAGGTTGCGCGGTCTTTACTTTGACGGGATTATTGCTGACGAGTATGGCGATTGGAAGTCAACTGTATGGCCGTATGTTATCCGTCCTGCGCTGGCTGACCGCAAAGGGTGGGCGATAATTATTGGAACGCCAAAGGGTAAGAATAGCTTTTACGAACGCTTTGAAGCGGGCAAGCAAGACAAGGACTGCTTTACCTTGCTACTTACTGCATCTAATTCGGGCATCCTCGACCAAGAAGAAATTGACGCGCTGCGAAAGGAGTTGTCGGAGGACGCATGGCTACAGGAGATGGAGTGCAACTTCGACGCGGCGATACCGGGGGCTATTTACGGCAGAGAAATGTATGAAGTGGGGCAATCGGGTAGGGTACGACCTTGCTATGACCGCAAACTCAAGACGTATGCGGCTATCGATTTGGGGTGGAGCGACGACACGGCAATTTGGTGGTTTCAGGTGGCCGGCAAAGAGCTTAGGTTTATTGATTGCTACAGCAATAGTGGAATGCCTATCGCGCATTACCATGACATTTTGCAGAGTAAAGGCTATGATTATGGCGAATGGCTATATCTGCCGCACGACGCGAAGGCTAAATCTTTGCAGACGGGCAGAAGTATTGAGGAGCAATTTCGCTCGCTTGGTTGGTCACCTAGAATTGTCCCAAATATATCACTTATGGACGGGATACAAGCCGCTAGGTTATCATTAGCAAACTGTTGGTTTGACCCAAGCTGTAAAGAGGGGATGGAAGCGCTCACACAGTACCAAAGAGAGTATAATGCGGACAAAAAGGTATTTAATGAACGCCCCAAACACGATTGGACATCTCACTTTGCTGATGCTTTCCGGTACGCGTGTCTTGCATGGCGTGAACAACGCCCTGAAGCAGCGGCAAAACCCAAAGCAAAATTCTGGGAAGACCAGTCCTTAGAGGAGTTGTGGGAACACAGCTCGAAACGTAGAGGTAGACGAATATAATGAGTGACAAACTATCAGCACAGCCTTGGCACGACGAAATATCGCGCTACCAAGAAGAATATAAGAAGTGGACGGAGCGTGGCGAGAAGATTGTCAAGCGCTACCGTGACGAGCGCAAAGACGCAGAGCAAGCGGACGCACGATTTAATATTCTTTGGTCTAACGTACAGACACTAAAGCCTGCCATTTACGCAAAACCGCCCAACCCTGAGATTTCAAGACGCTTTGACGATAGAAATGACGCCGGCAGAGTAGCAAGCATAATTTTAGAGCGCGTTCTTGATTTTGAAATTAAAGAATACCCTGATTTTCACGACACGCTGTCTTGCGTGGTGGACGATAGACTACTTCCGGGCAGAGGCGTGGCATGGCTGCGCTACGAACCTAAGATTGAAGAATTTGAGCCTCAAATTACCAATTATACGGAAGTGGGCGATAGTGAATATACCGCAGAGCGCACACCGGATGAAGAAAACGGGTTAGCACAGACTGAAGTTTATGAACGTGTCGTGTCGGAAACAACACCGGTGGATTATGTCTACTGGCAAGACTTTGCACATCTACCTGCTCGAACATGGGACGAGGTGACATGGGTAGCGCGTCGCGTCTATATGACGTTAGATGAAGGGATTGAGCGTTTTGGCGACATTTTTGAGAAAGTCCCGTTAACTAACACGTCAAACCGTAAAGACGGCGACAAAGAAACCACTAAAGCCGATAAAAAAGCGGAAATTTGGGAAATTTGGTGCAAAGCTGAAAAATGCGTTTATTGGATTGCGGATAATTACGATGTCATTTTAGACCACAGAGATGACCCTCTAGGCTTGACTAGCTTTTATCCCTGCCCTAAGCCTTACTTTGCCACTACATCGACAGGGACACTGATTCCTGTAGCAGATTTCTTACTTTATCAAGACCAAGCAGACGAAATTGACGAGTTAACAGGTCGAATCAAGCATTTGACCAAAGCGCTCAAAGTGATGGGTATTTACGCGGCGGACGAGCCTGCGATTGAACGCTTGATGAAAGAAGGTAATGATGGGGTGCTTGTTCCTGTCAAAAACTGGGCGGCGTTTGTTGAAAAAGGCGGATTGCAAGGCGCGGTTCAGTTTATGCCACTTGGCGACGTTGCGTCAGCACTGCAACAGCTTTATCAAGCGCGTGAATCATGTAAACAAATTATTTACGAAACAACAGGGCTTTCCGACATTATGCGTGGCGCGTCGGTAGCGAGTGAAACAGCGACAGCGCAGCAGATTAAGAGCCAATACGCGTCGTTGCGACTTGGCAACATGAAAGATGGGCTTTACCGCTTTGCGCGTGAAATTCTACGCATGAAGTCGGAGATTATCTGCTCAAAATACCAACCACAGACATTAATTGAAGTGTCAGGTATTATGAACACGCCTGACGCTCAATTTGCGCAGCAGGCAATTGAGTTACTTAAAAATGAGCCTGCTAGAGTCTTTAACGTTGACATACAGACAGACACGTTAGTTGAGCTTGATAAACAGACTGAAAAAGCAAACCGCATGGAGTTTTTGCAAGCGGTGAGTAGCTTTATTAAAGACGGTATTGGCGCGGTTAAAGAAGACCCTGCTATAGCGCCGTTAGTTGGAGAGCTATTGCTTTATGGTGTTCGAGGATTTAAAGCAGGGCGTGAACTTGAAGGTGTACTTGAACAGTTTGTTGACCAAGCGGCTAAAAAAGCACAAGGGCCTCAACCACCAAGCAAAGACGAGCAACGCACACAAGCCGAGGCGCAAATTGCCCAAATGAAGATGCAAGCACAACAACAGTCAGAGCAGGCGACAATGCAGCTTGAACAAGTGAAACTTCAAGCAAGCAATCAGCTTGAACAAGCTAAACTCGAGTTTGATAGATGGAAAACACAGCTTGATAACGACACTAGAATTGCTATTGCACAGATTCAAGCTCAAAATAGCATGAAACAACACGTCTTAACGCTTAACGCAGGAAAAGACGCGGATGCAATGACAGAGCTTGACGAAACGGGAACACCTCAAGTCAGTCAATTATTGTCAAGCTCACTAGGCAATGTTATCGACAGCGTTAACATGAACATGACTCAAATGATGACAATGGCAAATCAACAAAACCAAGCATTGCTCGACAGAATGTCTGAAATGCACAACCAAGTAACTCGACCAAAACAAGTTGTTCGGGACGCTAACGGCAAAATTATAGGAGTCAAATAAATGGCTTTAGTTTTAGCAGATAGAGTTAAAGAAACAACAACTTCTACAGGCACTACCGCTATTACTTTAGCGGGCGCCGCTACAGGCTACCAAACGTTTTTACTAGCTATTGGCAATGCAAATACTACATATTATACAATTGCCGACCAAAGTGGCGCTAATTGGGAAGTAGGTATCGGCACTTACACAAGCGCTGGAAATACGTTAAGCCGAGATACGGTTTTAGCATCAAGTAATTCGGGTAGTTTAGTTACATTTACTGCGGGTACTAAAGATGTGTTTGTTACCTACCCTGCTGAAAGGGCTGTTTATATTGGTGGGGGCGCGTTACCAATTAGTTCTGGCGGTACAGGCACGACAACTTTAGCAGGAGCTAAAATCCCAGTATGGGATGTAGCTAATACCTTTACAGGCACTCAATCCTTTAGCGGTACATCAAGCACATTAGCGGCTATATTAACTAACGCAGCGGAGGTTGCTACGGTTTCAGCGACAGCGGCAACAGGCACAATAGCCTTTTATACGTCAACACAATCTGTACTGTATTACACCACTGCCGCATCAGCCAACTGGACAGTCAACTTAACGCATTCAGCCGGCACAACGCTCGATACTGCTATGGCGACAGGACAAGCGATAACAACCGCATTTCTTGTTACGCAAGGCGCAACAGCGTATTACAATAGCACGGTGCAAGTAGACGGAACGGTAACAGGCGTAACAACAAAATGGCAAGGCGGCACAGCACCAACAAGTGGTGATGCAAACTCAGTTGACGTTTATCAATACACTGTAATAAAAACAGGTGCGGCTACATTCACGGTTCTTGCTTCGGTAACAAAATATGCCTAGTATAATCAGCAGAGGAACAGTATCCGCAAGAGGATTTGGGTTTGGAGCGACTACAGCAGGAATAATTACATCAACTATAGCTGTAGCTCATATTACAACACCATTTATATCTACCTATCCATGGTCTGCAGGATTCGGTACTAAATATGCTAATCCAGCTACTTTGCCTGCCAGTTCTGGAATTAGTGTATCATTTAATCCTGCCGGTACAGCTATAGCAGTAGCTCATGATTTAACACCATTTATATCTACCTATCCATGGTCTGCAGGATTCGGTACTAAATATGCTAATCCAGCTACTTTGCCTACTAGTACTGGGAATGGCGTAGCATTTAATCCTGCCGGTACAGCTATAGCAGTAGCTCATGATTTAACACCATTTATATCTACTTATCCTTGGTCCGCTGGATTCGGTACTAAATACGCTAACCCTAGCACTTTACCTACTAGTACTGGACGTGGTGTATCATTTAATCCTGCCGGTACAGCTATAGCAGTAACTACTTCTTCAACACCATTTATATCTACCTATCCATGGTCTGCAGGATTCGGTACTAAATATGCTAATCCAGCTACACTACCTAATAATAGTGGGGATGGTGTATCATTTAATCCTGCCGGTACAGCTATAGCAGTAGCTCATTCTTCTACACCCTATATATCCACCTACCCTTGGAGTGCTGGATTTGGTACTAAATATGCTAATCCAGCTACTTTGCCTGCTGGTATTGGACGTGATGTATCATTTAATCCTGCCGGTACAGCTATAGCAGTAGCTCATTCTTTTTCGCCTTATATATCTACTTATCCATGGTCTGCAGGATTTGGTACTAAATATGCTAACCCTAGCACTTTACCTACTGGTACTGGACGTGGTGTATCATTTAATCCTGCCGGTACAGCTATAGCAGTAGCTTATATTACAACGCCCTATATATCTACCTATCCATGGTCTGCAGGATTCGGTACTAAATATGCTAATCCAGCTACTTTGCCTGCCAGTTCTGGACTAGGTGTAGCATTCTCAAACTAATCTTAATAACACAGGAAATTTATTATGTACATGACAATTACACAACAAGATACAATCAATCAATTAGTGCAACACGTTGTTCACCGTGAAAGCGAAGTGCATAGTTATCAAGTAAATATTGATAACTTTAATCAGATTTTATCAACACTTCCACAAGGAGATATTCCCGCTGAATTTGCGCAGTACATTGGTGTAAAACCAGAAAACCACACAAAAGTGGAAGATTTACCTTTAAATTTATCAGACGATGATATTGCAGCGATTAGTGCTTATCAGTTTAGAGTCACGCTTGTGCAACGTATTCGCACAGAAAAAGCGGAACAAAGCAAAGCTAAATATGTTCTTGACGCATTAAAAGCGCAAATTCCTTCTGACCAGCTTGATATTTTAGTAACAGAAGCATCCGCAATAATTGCATCTCAACAACTTGCTGCATAAGTAGAATATGTTTGGATTCTCTGCATTTGCTGACGCGCCATTTGCTGCAATATTAAGTAGTGAAACGCCTACACCTGTTGTTATTGTAGAAACGCGCGGCGGCTTAAAAGCCAAGAAAAAAGAATATAAAAACAACAGCGCCGACGTTAAAAAAGCGATTGAAGACGCCGTTGAAGCAGTCACTGGAGAGCCTAAACCAAAGGCTAAGGTTGCACCTAAAGTTGAAGAAAAGCCTGTTACTTTTGTTGAGGATTATGAAGCAATCCTCCGCATGGAAACTGAAAAAGCTGCACTAGAACTTGCTATCGCGCAAATGCTTGAAGACGAGCGTGACGACGAAGAAGCCATACTTTTACTATTATGATTGGAGATTAAAATGGGGTACGAAATTATATCCGCTGTCAGTAGCACTGGTGTTCCAGTCGCTGCAAGAGCCGACGGCAACGTTGTAGGCATAAGCACCAACGGTACACGCGCCACTTTTCGTTATGTTGCGCAGGACATTACACCTGTGGCAACCGCTACAGACGTGCTTGTAATATCTGGTTCTGCGACAAAAATTATTCGCGTGACAAAAGTGGAGGTTGTGGGTACGGCTACGACAGCATCCATATATGACCATTACATTATTAAGCGCACCGTTGCTAACACCGCAGGTACATCAACTAACGTGACCGCTGCACAGGCAGATTCAGCCGATGACGCGCAAACAGCAACATTAAAACTCTATACTGCAAACCCTTCAGCCTTAGGCACTGGCATTGCAATAGAAGCCCATAAAACGTACTTATCCGCTAGCGCAACGCCGGGCGCGGCAGCACTGCCGTCATCTTACGAGTTTGGCGTTCGTAATGACAAAGCTATCGTTCTTAGAGGCACTTCAGAGTCTTTAGCAATTAATTTTAACGGGCAAGCCGTACCAACTGGCGCTAGTTTGTATCTAGGAATTGAGTGGACAGAGGATGTTGCGTAATGCCGCTGTACGAAGTCAAATGTAAAGAATGCGGAGCAACGCAAGACATCTTTAGAAAGCTGGCAGACTATGACAATTTGCCGGAGTGTTGCGACACGATAATGACGCGAGTTATTTCAGCGTCTTTTGTACACGCCGAGTTTGCACCTTATAGGTCACAAATTGATGGCAGTATGATTTCTGATAGAGGTCAGCATCGTAGGCATTTAAAGAACAATGGGTGCAGTGAAGTCGGTAACGAGGACATGACGCCCAAAGTAGACCATTTTGCGCAAAAGCGTAAAAAAGAAACGTTGCGACAAGAAATTGCCGCAAGAATAAACTAACTAAGGACTCCAAATGAGCGAAGAAACGACGACTGAAGACTCAGTTGAAGAAGTTGCAGTAGAAGAAGAAAGTCAATCTACCCATGATATTATTGGGCGTGAGCTGGATAAACTTGAAGAATCAACATCTACAAGCGAACCTGAAGAAACCGTAAAAGAAGAAGTAAAAGCACCGCCTCCTGAACGCTCTCCGTGGAAATCATGGAAAGCCGAAGCGGCAGCCGAGTTAGAAAAGTTGCCAGAAACTGTACAGAAGCATATCATAGAGCGTGAAGAACAGTTCCACAGAGGGATAGAGCAGTATAAATCAGCGGCTAACTTTGCTAAAACCATTGATAAGTCGATTGCCCCATATAAAAATTATTTAGAGGAAATGCAAGTCGCGCCAGACGTCGCGTTTTTCAATCTTCTAAAAACAGAACATACGCTTCGTCGAGGGTCATACCAAGAAAAAGCGGAAATGCTAATGAAATTAGCGCATGATTATCAGATTGATATGAACCAGCTAGCCGGCTTGCCATACGACCCGACCATGCACAATCTTAAGGCGCAGCTAGACGAGAAAGAACGACAATTGCGGGATGCTTCGGAATTTAAACAAAGTCACGAAGATGCTCAAATTCAGTCTAAAATTTCGGATTTTGCGCAACGTCATGAGTATTTTACTGAGGTGCAGTCGACGATGGCAGACCTGCTAGAACGTGGACTTGCAAATGACTTAGATGATGCTTATGAAAAAGCATTGCGGTTAAACGATAATACGTTTCAAAAAGTCTATGCTCAACAGCAAGGCGGCGGGAATCGTCAAAATTTAACGCAGGCAGACCAAGCTGCAAAGGCAGCAAAGGCAGCAGCGGTATCGGTTAAAGGTTCACCTGCGGGCGCGAACCGAACAGTTATCCCTGCAACTACTGAAGAAGCCGTTAGACAGGCAATGCGCCTTCACGGATTTTAAATTTTACGAGGATTAAGCAATGGCATTTGCAAACAGCGCGATTAGTGACATTATCGCAACCACCATCGAAAGCCGTACCAAATCGGCTCAAGATAACTTAACAAACAACAACGCGTTATTACTTCGTTTGAAAGAACGCGGTAACGTAAAAACAATCAGCGGTGGTTCAACCATTTTGCAAGAATTGTTTTATAACGACCCTGCAACCAATTATGCGTCAAGCTATAGCGGTTACGAAACTATCAACATTTCACCTGATTCTCCAATCAGCGCTGCGCAGTTCAATTTGAAACATTATGCGGATGCTGTAACGATTTCTGGTCCTGAAATGCTTGCTAACAGCGGCAAAGAAGCAATGATTGAATTGCTTGCTACCCGTGTTGAAATTGCTGAAGCAAGACTTAACAACAAAATCGACATCGACTTACATGGCGACGGTACAGGTAACGCAGGTAAAAACTTAGTTGGTTTAGCGGCTATGATTAGCACTTCACCAAGTACAGGTACTTACGGCGGTATCGACCGTGCTACATGGACTTTCTGGCGTAATGGCGCGTACACTTCAACTGGTTTGACTTCAGCAGCAGCTACTGCGGCTAACATTCAAAACAGCATGAACACTGTCGCGTTATCAGTTGTTCGTGGCACAGACCATGTTGATTTAATTTATGCAGGCTCAACCGCCTATTCGCTTTACTTAGCGTCTTTGCAGGCAATCCAACGTATCACTGACGATAAATTAGGCGCGGCAGGTTTCTCTGCGTTGAAATTCTACGGCGGCGCTGGCTCTGCTGACGTTGTACTTGGTGGCGGTATCGGCGGCAACCAAACTGCAACTCGTATGGACTTTATTAACACAAAATATGTGTACTTCCGTCCTCACAAAGACCGTAATTTCGTGCCAATCGGCGGCGACCGTCAAGCAGTTAACCAAGACGCGATTGTTCGCTTAATGGGCTTCTCTGGCGCGTTAACCTGTTCTGGTGCGCAATTCAACGCAACATTCAGCACAACCTAGGAGGCATTCATGGCTTATAACATTACGACCCCTTTAGCGGGTTTTCAAGGTATCGCGCTTACTGATACCACACAGAACCACGCATTAGGCACTATCGTTACTGCGGTAGACCCAACTTACGGCGCTGGCGAATTCATTTATTTGAAAGGCGTTGCATCAACTGTTGTGGGCTCATTAGTCACTTATGACTCATACTTAGCCACAACTACTTTAGCACCTGCTACTGGCGGCGTTGGTCAAGTGGCTGTATCGATGTCTGCTAACGTAGCATCACAATACGGCTGGTATCAGATTCAAGGTATCGCTGCGGTTAAAGCGCCTAACGCTATGACTGTTGGCGCTGATGTATTTATGCTAGCGGCAACTCCGGGCAGTGTTGATGATGCTCAAGTAAACGGTGAGCAAATCTTAAATGCTAAAGTATCTACCACAACAGGTACACCTAGCTCTGGCTTGGCGTTGATTCAAATCAACCGTCCAGTCCACCAAGGTCA